AAGTAGATCACCCAACCAACCTACGCATCAATCTTGATCGTGTAAGTCATATGATTACAGAAATGTGGTTAGATGGACCAAACGGTTATGGAAAGATGAAGATTTTGCCTACACCAATGGGCAATTTAGTTCGCACCATGTTAGAAAGTGGTGTTAAACTAGGAGTAAGTAGTCGTGGAAGTGGTAATGTAAACGAAAACGACGGCGCAGTAAGCGATTTTGATATCGTTACTGTAGATATAGTAGCACAACCTAGTGCACCTAATGCCTATCCAACAGCAGTTTATGAAGGACTCATGAATATGAATGGTGGGAATCGTATACTAGAAATGGCTAAAGATTTAAATCAAGATCAACGAGTTCAGAAATATCTTAAGCAAGAAGTTGCTAAGTTTATTGCTGAATTAAAAATATAAGTTCAGGAGAAATTAATGTTCGAAGCTCTAAAACCATTACTTGAAAGCGGACTTCTGAACGAAGACACCAAGGCGCAACTTGAAGAAGCATGGAATGCTAAACTTGAAGAAGCACGTGGTGAAATTCGTAATGAAATCCGTGAAGAAATGGCTAGTCGTTATCAACACGACCGTGCTAATATGGTTGAGGCTCTGGACAAGATGGTTAACGAATCACTTACAGACGAACTTTTTAAAATTCGTGCTGAACGTGAAATGGTTAGCGAAGACCGTGTAAAATTCACACAACAAATGATGCAAAAGGCTAAGAATTTTGATTCTTACTTGAGTGAATCACTTGCTAGTGAAGTTGCTGAACTTCGTAGTGATCGTGCTAATATGCAAAAGACAATTAGTAAGTTGGAAGCATTTGTTGCTGAAAACCTACAAGCAGAAATTGCAGAATTTGCAACAGACAAGGCTGACCTTGCAGCAACTAAGGTAGCAGTAGTTACCGAAGGTCGCAAGAAGCTAGAAACACTTCGTGACAGTTTTGTCAAGAAGGCAAGTAGTCTGGTAGAAAGCACAGTTACAAATCATCTACGTACAGAATTAACCCAACTCAAAACAGATATTCAGGAAGCTAAGGAAAATAACTTCGGTCGTAAGATTTTCGAAGCCTTTGCAACTGAGTTTGGCGCAAGCTACCTTAACGAACGCGCAGACATCAAGAAACTCACTAATAAAATTACTGCTATGGCAGCACAACTTAGTGAAGCTCGTGATGCTCAAGAACGTGCGTTGACTGAAGTTAAGACTAAAGAAGTAGAAATCCGTCGCATCAATGAAAGTATTGTTAGAAACGGAAAGATCAACGAATTGCTAAGTCCACTTAGCAAGGACAAAGCCGCTGTAATGTCACAACTGCTGGAATCAGTCCCAACAGAGAAATTAGATGCAGCATACAAAAAGTACCTAAACCCAGTAATGGAAGGCAATGCACCAAAGGTAGAGCCTAAAAAGCAACCTATCGTTGAAAGCAAAGTAACTGTTACAGGTGACCGTGCTACAAAGTCAGAACCAACAGAATCTTCAAATATAATCGAAATGAAGCGTCTAGCTGGACTGATTAAGAACTAATAAAAATTGGAGAAGACCCTATGTCACAAGAATTAATTGAAGGCCGTTGGGACGAAACCAAGTCAGCCCTGTTGGAAGGTCTAAGCGGTAATCGTCGTACAACTATGAGCATGGTGCTCGAAAATACAAAGCGTTATCTTATGGAAAACGCAACAAGTGGCGCAACTGCTGCTGGTAACGTAGCAACACTTAACCGTGTTATTCTACCTGTTATCCGCCGTGTTATGCCTACTGTTATTGCAAACGAAATCGTTGGTGTTCAACCAATGACTGGACCTGTTGCACAGATTCACACTCTACGTGTTCGTTATGCTGATAACTTCACAAGTAATGGTACTGGTCAATTCGGTACTAATGCTGCAAATGGTGATGAAGCACTTTCACCATTCAAGATTGCTAGCGGTTACAGCGGCGCACCAACTGGCGTTAACAGCCCAGACGGTCGTGCAGGTCTTACTGCTGCTCTCGAAGGCACACCAGGTCGTCGTTTGAACGTCCAGATTCTAAAGCAACCAGTTGAAGCTAAAACTCGTAAGCTATCAGCACGTTGGACTTTTGAAGCTGCACAAGACGCTCAAGCGATGCATGGTCTTGATATTGAAGCAGAAATCATGGCAGCTCTTGCACAAGAAATCACTGCTGAAATTGATCAAGAAATCCTTTACAGCCTACGTTCACTAGCTGCACAAGAATTCACATTCAACCAAGCTACTGTAAGTGGTACTGCAACATTCGTTGGTGACGAACATGCTGCTCTAGCTGTTCTTATCAACCGTGCTGCTAACCTAATTGCACAACGCACTCGTCGTGGTGCAGGTAACTGGGCTGTTGTTTCAAGTGCTGCTCTTACTGTTCTACAAAGTGCAACTACATCAGCATTTGCTCGCACTACAGAAGGCGCTTTCGAAGCACCAACAAACACTAAGTTCGTTGGTACTCTAAACGGCGCAATGCGTATCTATGTTGACAGCTATGCAACTGACTCAATCCCAGTTCTAGTTGGTTACAAAGGTACTAGTGAAGCAGACGCTGCAGCGTTCTATTGCCCATACATCCCTCTAATGTCATCTGGTGTGATCCTTGATCCATCAACATTCGAACCAGTTGTTGGCTTTATGACTCGTTATGGTTACATCGAACTTACTAACGTAGCAAGCAGCTTCGGTAACGCTGCTGACTACCTAAGTGAAATCGCAGTAAGCAACCTTTCATTCCAATAATATTGGTTGTGAATATAACAAAACAAAAAGGGGCAGAAATGCCCCTTTTTTATTGTCTAAATTTTTTGTAAAAATTAGATAATTGTTGTTGTTCTAGTAACACGTTCTGCAATACCTGGTATATCGCAACGTGCAATACCTAAGTCTGCTAAATCACGATCACTCAAGTAACTAAGTTCACGAACTGTGCGAGTATATCTATTGTGTTTGCGAATAGCAATTGCTATGCGTTTAATAAGTTTGTTCATACTAACTCTCCTGTTGTTATGCATTATACGCACATATTTATTGCAGCGCAATATTATTTTTGTTGCAGCGCAAGAATACCTGATATGCACAAATCTACTACAAAGTCAAACTATAATTTTATGGTAAATATAAGATATTAGGATATAAACATGGCACTGCGTCGTTATTTTGGTAAAATTAGTCCTTTACAAATTGGTAATCTTGTTGGACACAATGGCGAATTAGTTATTGATGAAGCAACAGATAAAATTTATATCATGGATGGCGTAACGCCAGGTGGACATGAAATTGCAAACGTAAGTGCAAATCTTAATATTGAATATACAAATGTTAATCCTGCTATTGATGTTGCTTACACATTAGGAAATAGTACTCGAAAGTGGTCAAATCTATTTGTTTTAGATGCTAATATTCTTGGCAATCTTTATATAGAAGGCAATATAAACCCAAACGATAATACGGGCAATAATAGAGGTAATTTAAATATAACTGCACACAAAGTTGCAGCATATGGTATTGCATTTCAAAATGCGTTGGATGGTCCTACTGCTAATATTGGTAACTTAACTGTTTTTAATAATTTTACAGTAAATGGTTATACAACTGTATCAACACTAGCAGCAGATCAGATTAGAGCAAATAATTTTATTGAAATTAGCCCTACTTTTTATAATGGTTACCTTTTTTCAAGTCAAAGTGGTGCGACTGGATTAGTTTATTCTAATGTTAATAATATTACAGCAGTAAGCATAGTTGCTAACGGCAACCCAAGTTTAGTAACTTATGGTAATGGTTATAATTCAATAAATGGATATACACAGTTTTATAGTAATGTGTTTATAAGTGGTGCAAATCTTACCATTCCAAATTATACAAGTATAGGTTTGTTACCATCTTTTGCTTTATCTAATGCAAAATTAACATATGTTGATAATGTTAATAATTACAGCCAGTTTTTGCTACAAAATAAAAATAGCGGAAACAACGCTAGTGGTGACTTGGTTGTAACTGCTGATAATGGCAGCGATACAACACATTTTATTGATTTGGGTATCAACAGCAGCACATTTACTGGTGGTGGTGGTCTAGATGGACCCAATGATGGTTATTTGCTTGTTGAAGGCGGCAAACTTGTCATTATGACAATCGATCAACCTAATGATATTGTTTTTGCAATAGGTGGTGATTCTCCAAGTAATGAAATTGGTCGTTGGAAGGCAAGTAATGGTTTAGTTGTAACTGGAAATATTACTGCAAGTGGTAATGTTAATATTGCTGGTAATTTAACTGTTACTGGTAATATATTAACTACAAATTATGAAACCATTTCACTAACTGAGTATGCAAACAATATAACTGCAAGCGGTAATATAACTGCAAGTGCTAATGTAAATGCTGCATTTTTTGTAGGAAATGCTTATTATGTAACTGGTTTAACAGTATATGGAAATGCACAAGTTGCTACATATCTTCCAACTGATTCTACAATAATTAGTTTGTTCAGTAATGCAGCAACACAAGCAAGCAATCTTGCGTCACTTGCAAGTAACGCAGCCACACAAGAAAACGAAATCTCTTTATTAAATGCTAATGTCACTGCTGCAAATGCAAATGCAAGCACACAAGCAACATTAATAAACACTATTAATGCAAATATTATTTCTGCAAACAGCGCAATCGCAACACTACAAACACAAGTTTATAGCAATAGTAATGTCTCTGCATATTATGTGGCTAATACAGTGGCAACTGGTAATATTCAAATCTTATCAAGTGGTAATATAAGATTACCAACTGGTGGAACTATTAATGAAAGTGCTGGTAGTGGAACTATTACTCTTACACCAAATACATCTGCGAGTGCGCTTGCTGGTGTTGCTATTGGTGGTAGTGGTTATTTACTAGCCGCAAATAATACAAGAAATGCTGTATTAAATTATAACTCTGTAAATGGACAATTTGGTATATACCAAGTAAATGTTTATGGTAATCAACAAAATGCAATTATCAACGGTGGTGCAGCAAATAATTATGGTAATATTGGTGGTATAAGTTCATTCTTTGGTAATCTATTTGTAGCTAATATCTACTCACAAGGATTTATGTATCCAAATGGAACATCAATACTTTCTGGTATTGGTGGAACATATAGTAACAGCAATGTTGCTGCATATCTTTCAACAGCAACTGCTGTCACTGCAAATCTTGCAAATGTTATTACAAGCGGTGGTGTATTCTGGGCAAATGGTGTTTCTTATAGCAGCGGCGGAGGTTCAACATACAGCAACAGTAACGTTGCAGCATATCTTCCAACATACAACGGAAACATTGGTAATATTACAACTGGAAATCATACTCCACTTGCTAATATTGCATATAATCTTGGTAATAGCACACTTTATTGGTCAAATGCTTATGCAAGTAATTTTAATGCATTGACACAAATTGCTACCCCAAAGATTCAGTTTACCGTTGGCGGAGCATCAATACTTGAAGATAATGCTCTTGATTTGGCAATTACTGGACCATATCAAATTAGTGTTAAACCTGGTTTTTATCAATATACATTTAACAATAACGGCAGTTTAAGTGGACCTGGCGGAACAATTGCTTGGGCAAACGGTGCAATTGGCGGTAATGTTATTGCAACTGGCGTCTATTGGTCAAATGGCGTTGCTTTTAGCAGTGGCGGTGGAACTTATGGTAATACACAAGTTGGTTACTACTTAAACAGCAATGTGATCACAAGTAATATTACAATTCAAGGTAATATCAATACTATTGGTAATATTTTTGCAAACACGATCACTGCAACCAATACATTTAATGTTGGAAATATTACAACAACTGGAACTGCTGGTAACTTAACTGGTAGCGGTTATGTTGTTGCTGGTAACTTGGTAGCAAATACTAATGTTTATGCTAACGGTTTCTACTGGTTAAACAACGGTGCTGCGTTTAGTAGTGGCGGTGGTTCAACATACAGCAACACTAATGTTGCTGCTTACTTGCCAACTTATGCTGGTAATGTCAATGCTAATTTCTATCTTGGCAATGGTTATTATTTAACAGGTATTACAGGTGGCGGCTCTACATATAGCAATACAAATGTTGCTGCATACTTGGTAACTTATAACGGTAACATTTCTGCTGGCAATCTTTCATTAACAAGTGGCGCAAGTGGCAATATCAGTGGAACTGGTTATGTAGTTGCTGGTAATATGGTAGCAAATACAGGTGTGTATGGCAATAGTTTCTATTGGTATAACAATAATGCTACACTAGCATCTACCATTACTGGAACATTTGCTAATGCTAACGTAGCAGGTTATCTACCAACTTATACGGGCAACGTTGGTGCTGGTAATATTATTCTAACGAATCTTGGAAATATTATAGCAGCTACTAATTCTAATCTATCAATACGCACTTACGGTGTATATAACATCCTTACGCTGTCTGGTATTGCTGGCGGATATAACAGTCCTCCTTATACTAACCAATCACTTACGGGTGGTAGTGGTAGTGGAATGCTCGCATCTTATAGTTCAGTTGGCGGTTACATCTCAACTATTACTGTAACTAATCCTGGTACTGGCTATAAAAATGGTGATGTTTTAACAGTGCCTGGTGGTCTTGGTTCTACTGTCACTTT